AACCCCAAGGGCGGCACGATGCGCGGCGGCGATGGTCGCGGTGTCATCACTCCGAGCCGTGGCGTTCCTGGAGCCAAGGAGACCGACGAGGTTCGTATGGTCGGCAAGAGCAAGAAGAAGATGTCGAAGGCTCACGACAGCGACAGCGACACGGATGAAGACGCCGTCGTTCACACTGGCGGCGAGAAGATGGGTAAATCCGTCACCGTCCGTGGCACTGACTGGGTGCAGTACGTGGACGACGGTTCGGACGCCGCGCTCGCGAAGTCCATCGCCGAGGGCCGACTCGGCCAGGAACCGACCCAGCCGCTCGACCTCAACAACGACCTCACGCGGCTCCTGGTCTGATAGTCTGCGAGGCGTGGACCTCGACGACCTGTTCGGAGAAGGAACGGAGCTGGGCAACGACGTAATCGTCAAGGCTCAGCTCCGTTTTCGCATTCACCCTCCGAAGCATCCGGTTGCTCAAGACATCGTCGATCGGCTGGTGTCTGGGTACGACGAGCGGCTGGAGATGATCTGCAAGGAGATCGACGACGTTCTCCAGCACGCGGATCCTCGCCGGAATCGTGAACAACCTCTGGTGCTGTCACTCGGGGTTGGTAGAGATGACGTCTACAAGGCGCGCGGGTTGGTCTATGCGCCCGGCGCGCGTGGTGGAAAGTGGTATCGCGACAAGCAGGGTCGTATCCGCTACGGAGACCCTCCACAGACGCAGGCGAAGCAGCCGGATCAGGCTGGTGTCGGTACAGCTCCGGTCGAGAACGCGTGGCACTACAAGCCTGCACCATTCATTGGCGGTTCTGATCGCGACGTGACCGACTACCTGCTCAACCAGGGTCATCAACACGGGTTCAGCAAGCCGCAGTTGAAGTTCCTGGGAACGTGGTACGGGACGGACACTGAGAGCGGCGCACTGTACGCGGCGTTCCTGGCATGCACTGGGCTCACCAGAGAAGACCTGAAGCAGGACCTGACCCAGTTCCGGTTCGGCAGTCAGCAGATGACGTACGAGGATGCGGTCTTCGCCTTCTTCGGAGCACAGGCTGCACTGTTCATGGGCAAGGACCCCGAGACACCAGAGGAGCAGAAGGCGTGGGACAACACGCTCAACAACGAGATCAAGCCCGCACTCGACGACGTGTTCTCGAAGTACGAGAAGCTCAAGGGCGACCCCAAGTTCCAGGAGCACTTCGCGCACGCACCCAACCGGCAGCGTGCACGGTTCTTCGCCAACGCGCGCAGGCACGAGGACGACACGCGAGATATCGCGGACGACATCCTCAGCGACCCCAACCCAAGCAAGCAGGTCGCTAAGGTCATCGCGGGACTGAAGGCGATGTGCTTGTTCGTCACCGCTGCGAAGGTTGCTCGCATTGCAGACGTGCAGGGCATGCCTCACCTCAACGACAGCATGGTGCTCGACGAGCACCTGCTCATGGACGACCCTGACAAGAACCCTTTGCTCGAAGCTCGGGATCGGTTCGGAACGCTGTCAGCTTCGCAGCTGCTGTTGGTCTACCTGGCTGCGGAGCTGCATCGCAGGTGGGACCACCACACGCTCTCGTACTCGCACGAGGAGCACGCTGATGTTTCTTCGAGCACCTTGGGTCAGGCAGCACTCGATGCACTGGCCTCGAAGTCTGCCAAGTGGAATGAGACTCTGCCGCTGATCCAGAAGAACCTTGCCAAGACGGTCGATCGTCTCGTATCAGCTCTCAATGGTGCTGGTGGGGCGAAGAAGCCGAAGCCGAAGCCGAAGCAGAAGAAGAGGACCAAGAGAAAATGAGCGACCATTTCATCCTTGATATCGTCGAGGACGATGACGGGGTTCCCGTTGTTCATGCGGCCACTCCAGCATCGGTGGTCATGGTCACCGACGCTGACGACTTGAACGAGAAGCTCGTCGCGTTCTCTGATCCATTCAAGAATCGTGTCCTGCCAAACACGAAGGAGTCTCGACGCGTGTACCTGACGAGGTACATGCCTGCGCTGCGCTTCTACTGCAAGCAGTTCAACGTCGAGATCCCTGATTGGCTAGCGGAGAGCACCCAGTGGGAAGAGATGTCAGACGACGAGAAACAGCAGAGGTTCGGAACCACCGATCTCAATCTGCGCGAGTTCCAGCCCGTCAAGTGTCCTGACATCGCCATCGTTAGGGAGCAGCAGCAGTAGTCATGGCTCCTCGTTTCCTCACCCCTCTTCAACGCCGTCGCATTCAGCAGGCGATCCGTGACGGTCACCTAGCGTTTCTGGCCGAGTTCTTCGGTCCAACAGCCATCGACCCGGACGACTTCGCACGCTTGCGCGCCGCAGGGAAGATCCGCGAAGAGAAGCTCCTGCCGCAGGACATCGCCATCGCAGCGCACACTCTTGGTTCAATCGCGGGTGAGGAGACGATGGGCTCCCTCGCTCAGATGAGCCACGAGGCAGAACGCGACGCGATTGCAGAGATCCATGGGTTGTCTCCTGCACACGCAGCTCGTGTGTTCGACATCGACGACCCGACCAAGTATCAGAAGCTCGTACCAGATGCATTCTGGAGGCAGGTTCGAGAAGATCCTCAAGTCATCACAGACGCAGAGCACGAAGCGATCACGCTCATGCGTGACCGCATCGGACAGCATGTGCGTGGGCTTGGTAATCGACTCGACACCAACACGGGCCGAGTTCTGGTCGACGCTGATGACAAGCTCCGCAGGCGTCGTCTGACCAAGGTCCAGCGTGAGGTCGTGCGTGGGGTCGAGGAACGCACCACAGCGCAGGAAGTCGCGCGTCGCATTCGAGATGCCACGAAGGATCTCAAGCGTGATTGGCTTCGCACAGCTCACACCGAGATGCACAACGCTGTCGAGGAGGCAAAAGCGATCGTGCTGGCGCACCGGAGCGATGATCGTGATCCTCGTGTGTTCAAGCGTCCACACCCTGATGGATGCGCGTTCTGTGTCCTGCTCTACCTTCGACAAGACAAGGTCACGCCTCGCGTGTTTCGCCTCAGTGAGCTGCTCGCCAACGGCACCAACGTTGGCCGCAAGGCGAACCGGCCATCCAGATCCGGGAAGTCGCGCACGGAATGGCGTGCGACCATCGGAGCCATCCACCCATTCTGTCGTTGCCCTCTGAGCGTTCTTCCTCCAGGGATGGGCTTCGACGCGCTAGGACAGATGACGTACGTTGGAATGAAGAAGTCGATCGCGGTAGAGTCGTTGGACAAGGCCCTTCTGGACCACGAGTGCTCTGAGGAATGATGTGAGCGAGTTTTCTGATCTCGTTGTGCACGAGAAGCCCCAGAAGCTGGAGAAGGCTCCTGGTGGCAAGAGCGGTGCTTTGCTCGCCACCTACGAAGGTGGTGTGAAGGCGATCGTGAAGGTCATGAAGTCCAAGCTGCCGAGCGGTCACCACAAGCAGCGTGGCATTCCTGCTGAGGCTCATCCGTTGCGAGAGGTTGCCTACTATCAGGCCGCACAGATGTTCGGTTACGAGCATCTCGTGCCCGAGACCTTGCTCACGATGAAGGCTGTGCCTGGCCGAACTGCTTCAGCTCAGCTGTTCATGCCTGCACACCACCTCAGCGAGCTACAGCCGAAGCTCCAGAATGTGGATGATCCGAACTGGGGAGCGACGCTAGCTGAGACGTGCCTGGCAGTGCCGAAGCACTTCTGGAAGGAGCTGCTGGCTTGCGACATCCTTGCTGGAGTGCGTGATCGTCACGCTAACAACGTCGGATTCCTGTTGCGGTCAGAGAACGATCGTCCGCTCTACCGCATCGTCGCGTGGGACAACGCGGTCTCGTTCGGGAAGACCTTCGAGCGTTATCACAACGTCTTCCACAAGTACCTATTTCGACGGAGCGTCGATCTCGGTGACGTGTGGAAGAAGATGGACAACCTCACGATCCAAGACCTGCGCGCGTCCGTCGGTGAGTACCTCAGTCCAGTCGACTTGAAGCATGCATACCTGCGCGTTCGCTTCTTCGTGGATTACCCATATCGCCTTCCCTGGAAGGTGTGCAGTAAGGGGAACGATGGACCGCATGACTTCCCCGACTACAAGAGCTACTTCGAGCCTGTTGTGGAAAAGCCCCTCCACCTGCTACGAATCCCTGCGTGATGACGTTCTGTGTGTATATTCGGGATGCCGATGCGTGAAGACGTAGAGCGTCTCCTAGAGAACGACGAGTTCACCGTGTGGGCTCCTGCGTGCGTTGAGGTGATCGAGAAGGCAGGCGAGAACCTCGAAGAGACACGCCCGATCGGTGGCTGGTGCTCGACGGAGAATCTCGATCGTCAGGATGAGGTCGTCGTTGCGAAGGGGCTCGACTTCAGCGAGTTCGTTGCGTTTGGCTACTTTAACGACAACCACAAGCAGGACACCTCATCAGTGCTCGGCTACCCACGCGTCGCTCGTTTGGAGAAGAGCCGCTGGTGGACCGAGGGCAACCTGCTCGTCGGATACCCTCCATCAGACAAGGTGTGGGAGTTGGCGAAGGCTTTGAAGAAGTCGCGCGCTCCACGAAACCTCGGCTTCAGCATCGAGGGAAAAGTGCTGGAGCGTGACGGAGGGAACCGCATCGTTCGTGCGAAGGTCCGCAACGTCGCTATCACCAATGCCCCGGTGAACACCGACTGTATGTGGGGCATCCTGAGCAAGGCATTTGCTCCGCTCAAGACCGTGGAGAAAGCTCAGCGCAAGGCCCTAGCAGAAAATTCTGCCTTGGTGCAGAGTGTGGGGGTAAGTCGTAGCGGGCACCACGTGGACAGCATCATCCATCAGCGCAACATCACCCTCTCGGTTGAAGAGGCTGTCGATCGTGTGCAGAGGATTCACCCGAACCTCAGCAAAGCGGCGTGCAATCGCATCGTCGACTATGCGATGAGTCGTTGAGAAGGAGACCAAGATGCCAGCCGTCAGAAATAGCTTCTCCCCACGCCCCTACCAGAACAAGTCTGAGGAGCTTCTGCACTCGGGCATCGTTGCGGTCACAGGGTCCGCAGTGGTCGATCTCGGGATCGGCCATAACAACTTCGTCCCCTCGTTGGACCTCAACGCTGCGCTCGCAGCGGGTGCGAACAACGCTTCGACGCTTTCGTGGGCACATGGTCCACAGCTGGGGCAGTTCACCATCTACGCCTGGAAGGCGACTGCTGCTGGCGTCACCACGCTCATTGCAGCCACCGTCGCCGTCAACGTCTCATTCACCGTCATCGCCGACAGCTCGGTTGGCTAGGAGGAACCCATGGGCAACAACGCAAACATTCCGAACTTCGCCAACGTCTCCCAGTTCAAGGTGCTGCGCAACGAGTCGCTCACCATCCCAGACTCGGTTGATGAGGTTTCTCCCTCGTCGCTGTCGTCTGGCCTCTCGCCCTCCAACATCTTCAACTCGAAGAGGCAGGGCGTCGGCGGCTACATCTACGCCGCCTTCAGTGATGCCGCTGGCCCGGCCTCGCTCGACTTCCAGTACAAGGTCAAGCCTGGTGACATTGTTGCCGTGTCCAACGCCGCAGCTCCAGCGGTCGTCACGGTGAACGGTACAACGGTGTTCACGATCACGAACACCGCAGTCGCTGGCGTCCTCGGCTACTACTCGTAGTCCAAGGAGGAGGAACCACCATGCCCAAGCCCAAGACCAAGATTCCAGAGAACAAGCTTCTCAAGGCTCTCACCGAGCTGGAAGATGCGATCGAGAAGGGTGACTCTCTGGAGGATGCAGATCCCGAGGGTGGTCTCTCCACCGAGGGCACTCCGCTCTCCAACAAGGCCCCGTCCGGCCGAGGGGAGACCAAGAAGTCGCGCTCATCCGATAGCGATGACGACGACGATGACGACGATCACGACTACTCGTCAGGTGATGACGAGGAGACGTCGAAGGCGATGTCGGCTTCGGAAGAAGCTCCACCCTTCGCCAGCAAGAATGGCGGTTCCGACGAGTCCAGCAGTGACGAGTCGGATGACGACGATGACGGCGGTGGTGACGACGACAGCGATGACGACACCGAGAAGTCGTTTCGCGAAACCGCAGATGGAGACGAGACGATGGCGAAGGCAATCGAAGTCTCTGACTTCATCGAGGCGATGGTCGACCAGCTGAGCCGCTCGATGGGTCAGATGGCGAAGTCGCTGAACCGGATCGAGAAGCGCCTCGGGGCGCGCATCGACAACCGTGTCGCCAAGAGCATGGCGCACCAGCAAGGTTTCAACACCCGCCTGGCGCAGGCCGTCGCTGCGATCGGTAATGTCGTCCAGGACGACCTGGTCGATGTCGTCAAGTCGTTCGCCAACTCCCCTTCCACTCCGCGTGGCAAGGCAGTGTTGTCGAAGGGTGAAATCAACCAGCCTCCGTGGAGTGGTTCCGGTGCTTCCGAACAGCACATGGCGAACGGCTCCGACGGCGGTGGCGGCGAATACCTCGCCGAACTGAGCACGCTGTCGTCCGAACAGATCGGCGAATGGCTGTTCAAGAAGTCGATGACCAACCAGATCGATTCCAAGCTCATCATGGCTTGGGAAGCTGATCGCTATAACGTCGAGGCGCTGCCCGTCCAGGTGCGCAAGTCCCTCGCCAATGACCTCTGCAAGTAGGGAAGGAGCCGCACCATGATCTCGATGAAGGATTACGAGGGTTATCACGGCTTCGGCCAGGTCGCGCAGGTCGAGGTAGACGAGCTGAGCAAAGCGCTCAGCGCGGGCTACCAGAATCCGCCCGTCTCTGGCTCCAACGCACTGCGCGTCGAATCGCTGGAGCAAACGCTCCGCATTCTGACGTTCACGCAGGCACACATCCAGTTCTGGCGGGACATCCCGAAGCTGCCAGCGTTCAGCACGGTCGAGGAGTACAACGTCCAGACGAGCTACGGCTCCGAGGGCGGGATGTTCACCAAGGCTGGCGAGCTGCCGCAGGTGCAAGACTCCAGCTACGAGCGCCGCACGGCACTCGTCAAGTACGTCACCACGCAGCGTGAGGTCGATCATCCGACGACCCTCGTGCGGCCCGCTCACGGCAACGTGATCGCGCAGGAGACGCAGAACGGTGGCATCTGGATCCTGGAGCGCGTCGAGCGCGCTCTCTACAACGGCCGCTCGGACATCATCGCCGAGGCGTGGGATGGCATCGATACCCAGATCCG